ATGGAATTTTCGTTTCTGCCGTGGCGGCGCAAGGAGGCGTCGGTGCGGGAGCGGAAGGCGCGTGGGGCGTCGCCGCTGGCGTTGCTGACGGGCTGGCCGGCGGGGGCGTCGGTGCGCGGTTATGAGGCGCGGGTTCGGGAGAGTTATTTGCGCAATGCGATTGCGCAGCGGGCGGTCCGGCTGGTGGCGGAGAGTGCGGCGTCGGCGGTGTGGGTGAGCACGCCTTCGGGGCACCCGGCGCTCGGGTTGTTGGCGCGTCCCAATCCGTGTCAGCCGGGTGCGGCGTTCATCGAGGCGCTGGCGAGCCATCTGGTGCTGGCGGGCAATGCCTATGTGGAGGTGGTGCCGGGGCCGGACGATCTGCCAATGGAGCTGCATCTGCTGCGCCCCGAGCGGGTGACGGTGGTGCCGGGCCCTACCGGCTGGCCGCAGGAATATCGCCATGCGGTGGCGGGGCAGGTGGTGCGCTATGGTGTGGACCCGGTGACGGGGCGGGGGGATTTGCTGCACATCCGCGCCTTTCATCCGCTCGATGACCATTACGGTTTGTCGCCGCTGGAGGCAGCGCAACTGGCGATCGAGACGCACAACGCGGCGGGGCGGTGGAACAAGGCGCTGCTGGACAATGCGGCGCGGCCGTGCGGGGCGCTGGTGTTCGATCCCGGCCAGGGCGAGACGCTCAGCCCGGAGCAGTTCGAGCGGCTGCGGGCGGAAATGGAAGCGGGGTTCCAGGGGGCGCAGAATGCGGGCCGCCCGCTGCTGCTGGAGGGCGGGTTGAAATGGCAGCCGCTGTCGCTCTCGCCCGCCGAGCTGGATTTCATCGAGGCGCGCAACGCGGCGGCGCGGGAGATCGCGCTCGCCTTCGGGGTGCCGCCCATGCTGCTGGGTCTGCCGGGCGACAACACCTACGCCAACTACAGCGAGGCCAACCGCGCACTGTGGCGCCTGACGGTGCTGCCGCTGCTGACCAAGATTGCGGACAGCCTTTCGGCCTATCTCGGCCACTGGTGGGAGGGGCTGCGGCTGGACATCGACCGCAACGCGATCCCCGCGCTGGCGATGGACCGGGAGCGGCTGTGGCGGCAGGTCGCGGCGGCGGACTTTCTCTCCGCCGACGAAAAGCGCCGGGTGCTCGGCCTGTGCTGCGACGAGGCAAGTGACGGATAATTTTACACGTTCGCTCTTGCCTTCGTGGTCATTAACCATTCAAATTGTTGCAGGGCCGTAGATACGGTCGCTTGGCCCGGAACTTGCGTTAACGTTTCAGGCGCAAGGGCGCGAAGACCGCAAAAGAAAAAACGCAACGACGGGAAGGGTGAGAATCATGGCAGCTTGGCACAGGAAGGTGGCGGCACTGGCGGGCCTGGGCATGATGGCGGCGTTCGGCCAGCCGTCGGTTGCGGGCCCGCAGGTGGAGTTCGACATTCCCGACGGGCAGGAGGTCAGTGCCGAGAAAATGGCGAAAGCGCTGCTGGAAGCGCTGGAGACGGCCGGCCCTGTGGAGCGCCCGCTGCTGCTCCAGGCGCTGGCGGCGGTGCTGGAAATGTCGCCGACGCAGCGCATCGCGGACGCGAAGGCGGACAAGGCCGATTCGGTGTATTAATCGACCGGTATTTGGTTAAATTTACCTCTGTTACGCAACAATTTACCATGATTTGCGGCGGAATACGGGAACAGCGCCGGAAAGCGGCGGTGCGGGGCTGGATTTAATCTTAAGATTCAGCCATAAGCTGGGACACACCTCCTTGCCATTTTCCCGAGGCCGGGGGTTCAGGGCCGGAGCACGCGCTTCGGCCCTTTTGCGTTTCTGGCGCACAGTTTCCCGTTCCGCCCGCGCGGGGGCAGAGGCCCCCTGAATACGCACAGGCCGCGTCGCACGGCGCATCACACCAGACACACGCGAGAGAGCACGAGCCATGGGCGGGGAACACAATCCGCCGGCAAGCCTGCGGTTTGCCGGATATGCCAGCATTTTTCACGAAGTGGACGCGGGGCGCGACGTGGTGATGCCCGGCGCTTTTGCCCGCGCGGTGCGCGCCGGGGGCGGCGGCGTGCCGCTTCTCTGGCAGCATGAGGCGCGCGAGCCGATCGGGCGCATCGAGCATCTGGCGGAGGACGGGCGGGGCCTGCGGGTAGTGGCGCGCCTTGACCTCGGCTGCCGTCGCGGCCGCGACGCGGCGAGCCTGGTGCGCGGCGGCGCGCTCACGGGCCTTTCCATCGGCTACCGCGTGCGGCGCAGCGTGATGGACAGCCGCCAGCGCGTGCGGCGGCTGCTGGATGTGGAGCTTCTCGAAATTTCCCTGGTGACCTTTCCCATGCAGCCGCGGGCGCGGGTGCTGGGGGTGGAGGGGGCGGTTGCGTCGGCGTCGAAATTGACACCTGTGGAGACGATACATGGACGGATATGAAATCAAGGGCGCCACGGCGCTGGAGGATGTGTTCGGCGCGGCCGGTGCGGACGTTGCCCCGGCGGGCGGCGATGGCGCGGCGCACGCGCCCGCGCACAGCGAGATCGAGGAGAAGATGGCGCAGCTTGCCCGCACCGTCGCGCGGCTCGACCGGCGGGTGGCGGATCTGGTGGGCGCGGCGCGCCGCCCGCTGCTGGGCGAGGCCAAGGCGGCGGGGGCCGATGATGTGCACCGGCAGGCCTTCACCGAGCGCTATCTGCGCAAAGGTCTGGAGACGGGCCTTGCCGGGGCGGAGGCAAAGTCGCTGAACGTCTCGGCCCCGCAGGACGGCGGCTACGCGGTGCCCGAGGCGATCGACCGGATGATCGAGACGCGGCTGCGGGATATTTCCCCGCTGCGCAGCGTCGCCTCCGTGGTGCAGGTGGGCACCGCCAACTACAAGAAACTGGTGGCGACGGGCGGCTTCGCCTCCGGCTGGGTGTCGGAGACGGCGGAGCGGCCGGAGACCGCCACGCCCGCCTTCGCGGAAGTCGCGCCGTTCTGGGGCGAGCTTTACGCCAACCCCGCCGCGACCCAGACCATGCTGGACGATGCGGTGTTCGACGTGGAGACCTGGCTCGCGGGCGAGATCGCACTCGAATTCGCCCAGCAGGAGGGCGCGGCCTTCATCGCGGGGACCGGCACCAACCAGCCCAAGGGTTTTCTCGCCTACCCGATGGCCGCGACGAAAGACACCGCCCGCCCGTTCGGCACGCTGCAATATGTGGCGACGGGTGTTGCCGGAAATTTCCCCAGCACCGATCCGGCAGACAAGCTGGTGGATCTGGTGCACGCGCTGCGCCCGACCTACCGGCAGGGGGCGGTGTTCCTGATGAATTCGGCAACGCTCGCCCGCATCCGCAAGTTCAAGGACGGGGACGGCAATTTCCTGTGGCGGCCCTCGCTTGTTGAAGGCCAGCCGGCCACGCTGCTCGGCTATCCGGTGATCGAGGCGCAGGACATGCCGGACATCGAGTCCGACAGCTGCGCCATCGCCTTCGGCAATTTTGCCCATGGTTATGTCATCGCCGAGCGCACGGGCACGCGCATCCTGCGCGACCCCTATTCCAACAAGCCGTTCGTCCACTTCTACGCCACCCGGCGCGTGGGCGGCGCGGTGGTGAATTCGGACGCCATCAAGCTGCTGAAGTTCTCGGCGAGCTGACGCGGCACGGGCAGAAAAAATCGAAGGAAAAAAAGAGGCCGCCCCCGGGCGGCTTTTTTCATGGGCGCTCACGGGGCGCGAGGGGGAGGCCGCGTGCCTTCCCCCCGCACGGCCTGTGAACAGCCGCAGCACGGGAGACGCGGCAATGACGGTCGCATGGCTTGAGGGACCGGCGGTGGAGCCGGTCGGCATCGAGGAGGCGCGCGCCTTCCTCCGCCTCGACGGCGAGGAGGAGGACGCGGCGCTGGCCGCCTTTCTCAAGGCGGCGCGGGAAGTATGCGAGGCCTTCACCGGCCTCGTGCTGATCGCCACCCGGTTCCGGGAGACGCGGGCGTTCGATCCCGCGGAGACGCGGGCGTTCGATCCCGCGGAGACGCGGGGCGTGCCGTGGAGCGCGGGGCGCAGCGTCCGCCTCTCGCGGGGGCCGCTGCGCCAGGTCGAGGCGGTGACGCTGATCGGCCGGGACGGCACGCGCACTGCGCTGGGGAGCGCCGACTACACGGTAGAGGAGGATGCGCGCGGGCTCGCCTGCCTGCGCATGACCTTCCTGCCGCTCGCGGGCGCGCGGCTGGAGACGGACTATCAGGCGGGGCTCGGCGCGGAGCCCGCCGGGGTGCCGGAGGCGCTGCGCCTCGGCATCCTGCGGCTGGCCGCGCACCTCTATTCCCACCGCGACAGCCCGGACGACGCCGGGCCGCCGCTGGCGGTTGCCGCGTTGTGGCGCCCGTTCCGCATCGGGAGGCTGGCATGAGGCGCGGGGACGGAACGCAGCGGGACGCCCGCCACAGGGAATTTCTCGGCCGGATGCGCGAGCGGGTGACGTTCGAGGCTTTTACCGGTCTCGACGATGGCCTTGGCGGCATGACGCGCGGCTGGCGCAGCGTCGCCAGCGGCTGGGCCGCCATCGAGATGGAGGCGGTGCGCAGCCGGGAGACCGCGCGGCAGCACCTCCAGCCGGTGCGCTACCGCCTGGTGACGCGCAAGCCGCCGGGCCTGACGCCCGCCTGGCGGCTGCGCTGGCGCAATCGCCAGCTCGCCATCCGCAGCATGGAGGACATCGCCGGCCGGCCCGACCTCCTGCTGATGCAGGCGGAGGAGGAGGCGCTGTCATGAGCACGCGGCTGACGGCGGCACTCATGGACAAGGGCGCGCAAGCCGGGCGGCAGCGGGCGCTCGACGCGGCGGAGGAAATCCGCGCCAATGCCGCCGCGCTGGCGCCCGGGCGGCTGGGGGAGGCACTGGCGGTGCTCCCGGCCGCCGACGGCGCGGACCTGACCGCGCCCGGCTACGCCCGCTTCGTGGAATTCGGCACGCAGCGTCAGGCGGCGCAGCCGTTCCTGCGCCCGGCGCTGGAGCAGGTGCGGGCCCGCGCCCGCTTCGGGGGAGACTGACATGGTTGCAGCAGGATGGGCCGTGCAGCAGGCGCTCTACCAGACGCTTGCGGCACACCCGCCGCTGAGGGCGGCGGTGACCGGCATTTTCGACTACGTGCCGCGCAAGCAGGCACTGCCCTACATCACCGTGGGCGAGGCGGTGGAGACGGACTGGTCCGCCAAGGATTTCTCGGGACGCGAGCACCGGCTGAGCGTCCACGTGTGGTCCGGCTATCGCGGCATGGCGGAGGCAAAGGACCTGCTCGGGCTGGTCGACGAGGCGCTGGAGCACATGCCCGCCGCGCTCGACGGGCACCGGCTCGTCAGCCTGCGGTTTCTCTCCGCCCGCGTGATGGTGGACGCGGAGGAGGAGGTGCGCCACGGCATCGCCGACTATCGGGCGCGCACGGTGCGGGAGTAGGGCGCGAGGGATTTTCCCGGCACCGGACAATCAGATTCACGGCAACACGAACGGCGAAAAAAAGAGGGAGGCGGCGATGGCGGCCGAGAAGGGAAGTGCATTTCTGCTGAGGATCAGCAACGGCGGTTCGCCCGTCACGTACACGACCGTCGCGGGGATGCGGACAACGCAACTGGCAATCAACGCCGAGGGCGTGGTGATAACCCACAAGGGCTCGGGCGGCTGGCGCGAAATGCTGCCGGAGGCGGGGGTGCGGTCGGTGTCGATCGCGGGCTCGGGTGTGTTCACCGGCTCCGCCGCCGAGGCGCGGCTGAAACAGAAGGCGCTGGCGGGCGCGGCGGACGACTTCGAGGTGGTGTTCGAAAGCGGCGAGGCGATGCGCGGGACGTTCCTCATCACCCGGCTCGACTACGGCGGCGATTTCAACGGCGAGCGCACCTACACGCTGGCGCTGGAATCAACCGGCCCGGTGACCGTGCTCTGAGAGGGGAGGCGCAAGCCATGATGACGGACAGCCGGACTATGGACGTTCAAAATAGTGCCGCCAATCCGCTGCGGGGCGAGGCAACCCTGCGCCTCGGGGGGCGGGATTATCTGCTGCGCCCCACCTTCGCCGCGCTGGTGGCGGCGGAGGCGGAGGCCGGGCCTCTGTTTGCCCTGGTGGAGCGGGCGGCGGACGGGCGGCTGGGCCTTGGCGAAATGACCGCCGTTTTGTGGCACTGCCTCGCGGTGCGGCCGGAGGATCTCACCCGCGAGGCATTCGGCGAGGCGCTGCTGGCGCAAGGGCTGGCGGCGGCGCTGCCCGTGTTTCGCCAGCTCGCCGTCGCCATCCTCGGCGGGCGGGCACCCTAACGGCCGATACAGACGGCGGATACCTGGCGGCTTTCGGTGACGTCGAACACCACGTCGATCACCGCGCAGCCGGGGGCGTTGGGCGGCGGGAACACCTGCGCTGTCATCACCATGCGGATGGGCGGATTTTTGGGGTCCTTGTTCAAGAAATAGCGCCCGCGCAGGAGGTGGCGCCCGCCGTGGTCCTCCCCCGCATAGACGCGCAGGTAGCGGTCGCGCGGCGCAGAACCCGGCGGCAGCACCACCCGATTTTCAACGGCAAGCACCGTCGCCAGATCCGGCACCCACGGCTCGACAGCGGCGCGCGCGGGAGCGCGGGCCGGTGCCTGCGCCTGGGCGGCAGGGGCCTGGGCCGGGGCGGCAGGGGCCTGGGCGGCAGGGGTCTGGGCCGGGGCGGCAGGGGCCGGGGCCGCGCCCAGCAGAACGACAACGGGAATGAGCCAGATGCTTCGCATGACACGCCTTTCCGAACGGAGCCGGGCCGCCAAGCCCGGGGGCGAACACGCCAGTCATCCTCCTGAATATTGGTCCGGGGACTTGTCCGCACAAGCGGGGCATTTCGCGGACATTTGCGCCGAGGCAGCGCGGGTGGCGACGGGGCTGCTCGGCTGGCCGCCGCAGGTCTTCTGGCAGGCAACGCCGCAGGACCTGTGGCTGGCGCTGGAGGGGCGGCTCGGCCACGGCGGAGGCGGCGGGGCCGCGTTCGGGCGGGCGGATCTGGCGCAGCTGATGGCCCGGTTCCCGGACGAGACGGCACAGGAGAGCAAAGGAGAGCCCCATGGCTGAGGAACTGGATACGCTGGTGCTGAAAATTCGCGCCGACACTGCCGCGCTCGCGCGGGACGCGGCGGACATGAAGGCCCAATTCGATGCGGCGGCGGGTGACATGGGCGAGACGCTGCGCCGCAACCTCAATTTCGACCTCCTGAAGGTGGGGGCGGACAGCGCCATGCGCGGACTGGAAGATGCGCTCGACCGGCTGATCCGCAAGGGCAAGCTGGGGCTGGAGGACATCAAGGCGCTGGTGCGCGGCATCCTCGCCGACATGGCGCGGGCGCTGTTCCGGGAGGTGACGGGCCGGGGCGGGGGCGGCGGGGGCGGCGGCGCGAGTGGCCTTGTGGGGCTGATCGGCCAGGGGCTCCAGCTTTTCGGCCTCAGCGGGCGGGCGAGCGGCGGGCCGGTGAGCGAGGGCCGCCCCTATCTGGTGGGCGAACGGGGGCCGGAAGTGTTCGTGCCGGAGCAGGCCGGGCGCATCACCCCCGCCTGGCAGGGCGGGGCGGCGCGTGTCGTCAACATTTCCATCAACGTTGCCGCCCCGCCGAACGCCTCGCTCCAGATGATGCAGATGAGCGCCCGGCAGGTGGCGCGGGCGGTGCGCCGCGCGATGGACGAGGCGTGAAATTCCGTCACGGGAATTTTCGACAAAATACGAAAATCGGGGGAGGCGGACATGCCGTACTGGCTGGCGCGCCATGAGGACCGGCTGGCGGAGGACTGGATCAAACGGTTCGACCCGCGCTTCTGGACGGTGAATTTTCCACGCCCTGCCATGGGCAGCGTGGTGACGACCGGGCCGGACAGCCTGCGCGTCGATTGCGTCTTTTACCAGAGGCAGGATCTGGCGGGCCTGATCTGGGAAAGCGAGGACCGGTGGGACCATCCGCTGCTCGCCTACGAGACGGCGCGGGATTATCGCGGGATGACGCTCTCGTTCCGCTGGCGGACCAGCGGCGCCATCGCTCCGTTGAGTGCGGTGTATGGGGCGACGCTCACCATCGAGGGGCGGGACCAGAGGGGCGCGCCGCGCACCTGGTATGTGCGGCTGTGGAACTACGCCACCGGCAGCGCGGCGGATGCCCGCATCACGCTGGATTTCGACCGGCTCGCCGGCGGCTTCATGCTGCCGGAGGAGGCGGACCCGGTGTGGGCGGGGGACATCGACCGCATGTTCTTCTCCATCGTGCCGGAAACATACGACGGCGGCAGCGGCGTGCTCACCCCGCCCGCCGAGGGGACGGTGATGCTGAGCGAGATCCGCTGCGAGGGGAGCGGGGCCAGCATCGGGCTGGGGGATGCGTTCGTGCCGCCGCATCGGCTGCGGATCGCAACCGGGTACGACGACCTCTACCACATGACGCCGGAGCGGGTGCTGCACAACATCGTGGCGCTCGGCTACCGCGACTGGATCAACCACTATGTGGGGATGAGCCATTATTTCCGCCTCGCGCGCGACGCGGCGTCGGGGCGGTTTGTGGCGCAGGGCGCGGGGTCTTCGGTGCTGAACGCGGCGGCGCGGCAATGGCACGCGGATTTCTACGCGCGCAGCCACACGTTCGGCTTCCGCGTCATCACCTCGCTGTCGTTCGAGCTGCTGGACGAGCATGCGCCGGAGGCCTGGAAGCAGAGGGACCACGAGGGCGCGCCCGCCCTCACCGGATGGGACCCGCCCTCGACGCTGCTCTCCCCCTGCAACGGTGCGGCGGTCGATTACCTGAAGGCGGTGGCGCGGGACTTCTGCGCCCTGGCGGCGGCAAGAGGCCTGCCGGTCGATTTCCAGATCGGCGAGCCGTGGTGGTGGTCCGGCCTCGGCGGGGTGCGGCGGCCCTGTTTCTATGACGCGGCGACAACGGCCGCCTACACGGCGGAGACCGGGCGGGCGGTGCCGACGCGCCACCGCTCGGTAACGGAAAATCCGGACGCGGCGCAGGCCCATTACCTCGACTGGCTGGGCCAGAAGCTGGGCGCGGCGACGCTGGCGCTGCGGGACGCGGTGAAGGCGGCGCACCCGGGCGCGCGGGTCGCGCTGCTGTTCTTCACGCCGCAGGTGATCGACGCGGGCGCGCCCATGCTGGCGCGGGTGAACATGCCGGGCGCATGGGCCTTCCCGGCGTTCGACCTGCTCCAGGTGGAGGACTACGACCACGTGACGGCGGAGAACTGGGGCGCGCACGAGCGCGGCATCGCGCTGGTGGACGCCCGCTTCGGCTACCCCCGCGCGGCGCAGCATTACTTCGCGGGCTTCGTTCTGGACGGCGCGGACCGGGCGCAGTGGCGCGCCATCGGCCGCAGCATCGGGGACGCGCGGGACAAGGGCTACGGCGAGGTGTTCGTGTGGGCGCTGCCGCAGACGCTGCGCGACGGCTTTGCCTTTTTCGACACAGCGCAGGAGGACGAGATGGACGGATTTCATGACGTGCGCTTCCCGCTGGAGGTGGGGATGGGCGCCAGCGGCGGGCCGGAATTCTCGACGACCGTGATCGCCACGGCCTCGGGCTTCGAGCAGCGCAACATGAACTGGGCGCAGGCGCGGGCACGCTACGACGCGGGGCTCGGCGTGCGCAGCGAGACGGACCTGGCGACGGTGATCGCCTTTTTCCGGGCGCGGCGCGGGCGTGCCTGCGGTTTCCGCTTCCGCGACCCGTTCGACTACGGCTCGAACGCGGCGGGAGACGGCGCGACGCCCTTCGATCAGGTGCTGGGGACGGGCGACGGGGTGCGCACCGGCTTCCCGCTCGTCAAACGCTACGGCGGGGAGGACGGCCACACCCGCCGCATCACCCGGCCGGTGGCGGAGACGGTGCGGGTAGCGGTCAACGGCGTCGAGCGCAGGGACGGCTGGGCCCTGGGCGCGGCGGGCGAGGTGCGCTTCGCCGAAGCGCCCGCGCCGGGCGCGGTGGTGACGGCGGGCTTCCTGTTCGACGTGCCGGTGCGCTTCGCCGACGACCATCTGGCAGTCTCGCTCGCCGGGTTCCGCGCGGGCGAAATTCCCTCGATCCCGCTGGTCGAGGTGAGGGAAGCATGAGCCGGGCCGTACCCACGGACCTCGCCGCCCATCTGGCCGGAGAGGTCACGACGCTTGCGCTGCTGTGGCGCATCGTCCGCCGGGACGGGGTGATCCTCGGCTTCACCAGTCACGACCGCGACCTGGAGATGGAGGGCGTGACCTACCGCGCCGTGCCGTCGTTCCTGCCCTCGGCGTTCGTCAGCAACGCGGACTTCGAGGCGGGCGACATCGAACTCTCCGGCATGTTGGCAAACGGCGCGGTGACGCAGGCGGATCTCGCCGCCGGGCGGTACGATTTCGCCCGGCTTCATGTAAGCCTCGTCAACTGGGCGCGGCCGGGCGACGGCGTTCTCGCGCTGGCGGCGGGAACGCTGGGCGCGGTGCGCTGGGAGGACGGCGCCTTCCGCGCCGAACTCTCGACCGACAGCGCCCGCTTCGCGCAGCCGGTGACGGAGCGCTTCTCCCCCGAGTGCCGCGCCGATCTGGGTGACCGGCGCTGCCGGGTGGACCTCGCCCGGTACCGGGTGACGGCGCGGGTGACGGGCGCCGCCGACCGCAGCCGCTTCTCGGCGAGCGGGCTCGTGGCGACGCCCGACTGGTACGCCTACGGCCGCCTGCGCTGGATCACCGGCCGCAACGCCGGCCTCGGGGCCGAGGTGCTGGGCAGCGGCGGCGGCGAGGTGCGCCTGCGCGAGCCGATGCGGGCGGACATAAACCCCGGTGACCTGTTCACGCTCACCGCCGGATGCGACCGGCGCTTTGCCACCTGCGCCGGCAAGTTCGGCAACGGCGCCAACTTTCGCGGCGAGCCGCACGTGCCGGGGCTCGACGCCATGCTGGATTATCCGGACGCGCGCTAGAGGGGGCGATCATGACAACGCGGGGGAAGGAGATCGCGGCGGCGGCGCGGGACTGCGTCGGCACGCCGTTCCGCGCGCAGGGGCGGGTGCCGGGGCGCGGCCTCGATTGCGCGGGGGTGATCGTGCACGCCGGGAAGCGCTTCGGGTTCGTGGAGGGCGACGAGACAGGCTACAGCCTCACCGGCAACGGCGCGCGGATCGAGCGGGCGCTCGCCCGGGCGGGCCTCGTGCGGGTGAAGCGCGGCGCGGCGCAGGTGGGCGACGTGCTGGTGTTCGATCTGGGCCGGGGGCTGCTGCATCTGGCGATCCGCAGCGAGCACGGACTCATTCACGCCCACCGGGGGCTGGGGCGGGTGGTGGAGCACGGGCTGGACGATAGCTGGCAGGCGGCGCTGGTCGCGGTCTGGCGCTTCCCGGACCACCCGGCAGAGACGGGGGAGGGACGCCATGGCTGA